CTATTCAATCAGGCAGCGAGTAGAAACAGAGAGATTCGACATCATCAAAGAGCGCATTAGCTTCGGCAATTCTTCTGGCCGCAGTGTCGGCATATCTTGCTTTTTAGGTTTCTCGAATGCCATTCCGACACCTGATGCCGGGTTTGCATCAATCAGATCAGTGTTAACCGCATAAATCATTATTTCGTTAATACGTTGTACCAGGTGGCGAACTGTCTCCAGTGCCCCTCGTGCTTTGATTGGCTCGAGTGCCTCAACAATCGTTCTGGCCTTTATCTCCTGAACGGGTATCGCACCGATTGCCGGGAACACGTTTTTATCTAAAGAACGCCAAATATCCTTTGCATAATCCTCTGTGACACTTCTGCTTTTTATCTGGAACCAGTTAGCAGCCACGGTTGAAAAAATGCTGTCTAACTTAATCTGGCGTTGTTCTGACGCTTGCTCCTGTTGCTGTTGTGGATCCATGCCTTGCGCGAGCGTGGTTAAGTGCTGGTCGCGTATCTTACGAGCTGCTGTCAGTGTAAGGGCAGGGTATGAGCCGAGACTCAAATTAGTTCGGGTGCCACTGACCGGACGTTGATAGCGGAAGCGCCAGAGTTTTTTACCGGTGGTTTTGACGGGTAAGAATGGGCCATCACCATTATGAAGGGTGACGTCTTTTTCCCGAGGTTTGGCTTTAAGGATTTCGTTGTTAGTGAGGGGGCGTGTGATGCGCGCCATGTCTGGAGCCCTTACATAATTGGTACACGTATAATGGACCACAGTATAGCGTGTACCTAAACGTGTACCAATTCTCTCTGGATTTAGCCGGATGTTCTCGAACAACGACAGACACAAAAAAGCCCGCAGGGCTTGCGCCGTGCGGGCTCTTAGGACTTCATCGGATGACTCTGGTAATCACCGATGGAGAATTTTGGTGGGCTGGCGGAGTCTGAATAATGCCGGTAATTATTTGTTTATAAATGGTTTTAATCAATTCAGCCTTCATTGGTATACCTAAGCGTATACCAATGAAGGTTTGTTGCAGTAATACCTGAACTTAATCAAACCTGCTTTGCATGTATCACCTCGAAAAAAAACTTTTTTTTAGAAAAACTGTTCACACTGTTCACTGCACATATTTATCTTTTATAATCATAATGTTATAAGGTGAATGGTTAGTGAACAGTGAACACTTTACTATTCATTTTACTGGCGCGTAGAGAATTCCCATACGAGTTATTAAGCACTTGCGGTTATTTTCGCCACTCTCTTGTTCCACTAATGTTAGACATCACATCGTCGAAGTTGAATCTTGGATCTGTATCTGGATTAAATTGGCCATTTTTACTTTCATAAATGAAATGTTGACAATCACAATTACTGTCACTTTCGCCGCAGTCCATGCATTCTGCATTACAGTAATCTATCATCCTATCAATGGCATCCCAAGGTTCATAATCGTAGTCGAAATGACCATAACCACTACTACCATAAATTCTTCCATTTATGAAATCGTCAATGTCACTAATATTTCTTAACTGGCAGTTGAAAATATTTGATATAGGTCTAAGGACTACCCTCGCATAATCAAATTTGTATAGGGGCATTTCAAAGAAAACCTTACCATTATCAGCTTTAAGACTGTGAAAAGATAAGTCCCCATATTTTTCTATAAGTTCCTTATACCTTTTTTTATCCAGTTCAACATGCTTGAATGAGTTGTTAATCGCATCCAAAAGAGAAAACTTATTGCTGATGTGCTTACTCCCATCCACTTCATATCGTTTATCGAAGCTTTTAATGAAATCAGTTCTGGTTATTTCAGTTTTCGTTTTTGCAATAAATATCATGTAATCAACAACGTGAGCCAAAATTGCGTTAAATGAAAATACATGATGAAGCTTTAGTGTATTGTTGTTTAGTATTGTGAAAAACTCTTCAGATGCTGGGGTTAAAACATCATCCAAATAAGAAAGGAGATAGCTTGCATCTTTTTCATCGGAACTGCCTGTGTATAGTTCCATTGCGCTTCCTTGATAATTGAGATTTATCATTTAATAACCGCCAGTAAGTTCTATTAATTTGGGGGAATCAACCGTGATAAATGAAGTATAGCGACTTCATTCATTACTATGCAATCGTACAATTGCTTCATCACAATGAATCAATTCTCACTCAGAGCTGTATCTTCAATTGTGCATGATGTCTGGATTGAGAGTGCAAAAAAAGACCGGCTATTGCCGGTCAGGTTAGATTATTTCGCTATGGGGTCATCGCATTTCGGCAGCCAGTCGGCGTTGCTTTCTTCCCTGAGCGCGAGATTGGTCTGTATGCCCTGATTTTTCCGGCGTTTCTCATAACTCAGTCCGTACTCTTTCAGCATGGCTGGCAACCCCTTACCGAACATAGTGAGGCTCAGGGTATTTTTGTAGCCGTGGGCTTCCATATACGCCAGATAGGCATGATACAGATACAGGCGCGGCTGACGCGGGATGATGTTGGCATTGCCAATATACATACCATCAGGCTCCGGCATGGCTTCCAGATAGCCGCAAAAATCAAAGGCCGGATCGGCGTCGCGTTTGATGCTGAGTGCCTCGTCGGAGTTCTGCTGTGACTGGAGCAGAGCGCGGGCGGTCATCGGGTCGCTGAACTTCTGCATAAGCTGGCGAACAATCACGGCCAGCTCACGGGCGATTTTGTTCTTGAGCTGCGGGTCGCGTTCCTCCGGGGCAATCTGTTCCGGGAAATGCAGGATCACCCGGCGACGGGAAACACCGCCGCTGCGGTCGGTAAAGCGCATCGGGTTATTGTTCACGGCCAGAATCACCGCCGGAATATGGGTGGAGTACGCATCCTTGTATTTCGGGTCAACGGAGACCGCATCCCCGCCGGTGATGGCCTTGAGTCCTGCCCCGTCACCGCTCCACTTTTCCTGGTCAGGCAGACGAATCAGCGAGAAGCCAATAAGCGCGGCGCGTTCGCGCGGTGATTCCAGCGTTTCGATAGTGGCTGATGTGGCGTTATCTTCCCCGGCAAGCATGGTTGCAATTTCGGCCAGAATACTTTTCCCGCTGCCACCCGGCCCGGTCACTTCGAGAAAGAGCTGCCAGTCATAGCGGTTCGCCAGCACCATAAACAGCGCAGCAAGAATAACGTCGCGTTTTTCCGGTCTGCCACCGGCGGCGCGGTCAAGCCAGCGCCAGAAATCCGGTGCGTGAGTTTCCAGCTTTTCGCCCTCCACCGGTGGGGTAAAATCAACATCACAGAGTGTGCGCAGCCAGTGTGATTTGTGGTGCGGGCTGAAAGTGCCGGTGGCGGTATCGAGTACGCCGTTGCGAAAGCCAATCAGACGGCGCGCAGGGGCGTCCTGCTGCGGAATAATCAGTTTCAGGGTCTCAACCACTGAGGCAATTTTACCCGACGAGAACGGCGCGCGCAGACGCTGGAACAACCCGGCCACATCGCGGGCAAAATCCGACGGGGGAATGATTTTCCATATCCCGGCCTCATAGCGGGACAGGAGCTGGCCGTTCGCATCCACGGCCAGCGCTTCGCCGTAGTGTTCATGCACCCGCATTGCCTTTTCACTGGTGCTCATGGCGGTAAATTCCGCCTCGCTCATGGTAGTGAAAGGACTGTCAGCCGGTGGCCGGATGGCGTCATAAATCGCTTTCCGTGTCGCCTCTTCGCCTTTCTGAACGAACGCATCATTCCAGTCACCGAACACTGGCGGCAGGGCAACAATGCCCTCACAGGCATCTGCGGCCGCAGCGGCTTTACTCTGGCCGTCACCGTTAAGGTCACGGTCGGCGGCGAGGACAATCTGACAGGCCGGATATTTCTGACGGGCAAGGCTCGCCAGAGAAAGGAGGTTCACGGAGGACAGCGCCACCATGACAGTTTCCCCGGTCAGGTGATGCACGGTGAGTGCGGTCGCATAACCCTCTGCAATCCACAGGCGTTTTCCGGCCTGTTTTTTCCCTTCGATGATATGACATGCCCCTTTGACCTGACCGCCTTTCAGGGTGCGCTTGAGACCGTCAGCATTGATAAGCTGAAGGTTAACCAGTGTGCCGGTATCGTCATGCAGCGGGACAACCACATCACCGGCGCGGAACGTCACGCCGCCGGTTTTATGCATGACGGTGAGCGTCAGATATTCCAGAGCGGGGAAACCCTTGCGGGTGAGGTAGGCATTGCCGGTGGCCGCAAGGGTTTTCTCCATGAGCCTGACGGCCAGCGCGGCCGCCGCTTTGCGGTCAGCCACCGTTTCAGCCTCTGCGGCCACAATCACCTCCGGGGCAACCGGCGGCAGGTTGCCGGTGACAGCATTCACCTTTTGGGCGGCCTCTGATGCGGTTACGCCGAACACTTTCTCTACCAGCTTAAGCCCGTCACCCGCGCCGCACTGGTTACAGAACCACGTCCCGCGCCCCTCTTTGTCGTCAAAGCGGAAACGGTCAGAGCCGCCGCACACCGGACAGGACTGATGGCGGTTTTTAATCACCTTCACACCCAGTGCCGGGAGAATATTCGGCCAGTGGCCGCACGCCTGTTTTACGGTTTCCGTTACATTCATTTTCATGGTTATTTTCTCCCTCAGTGCAGTACCGGTGCGGTGATATGACGGGCGCAGAGTTCATCCATTACGGCGAGCCCAAGAAAGGACAGCGACGGCGCGGCTTTGAGTGGTCCGGCTTCCATTAAATCTTCCAGCAGGGCACAGGCAATCTGGCGGCCTTTTTCCTCGCCGTGCTGGCGCAGGTAGAAGCCCTCCAGCTCGGCGGCAATGGCGCTTTCCAGAGTGTCGAGGGTGAGGTGCGGGTAGCGGTGCTGACGTTCGCACAGGGTCAGCCAGGCACAGGCCACGGCGCGACGATACAGCGCGGCGCGTAATACGGGTGGTAATGGCTTTTTCATACGTTACCCTCCCCGGTCAGCCACTGCTGATTGCAGCGTTCGACAACGCCGTCGAGCTGGGCGGTCATGAGGTAAATCACGGAGGTGAGCTGTAAGTGCTGCGCCGGGTCACGACGAACGGTGGCGCAGCCCTGTACCTGCATCAGGTCGCCGACGAGCTGGCCGACATTGCGCATATGCTCCAGACATTCGAGGTCACGGGCGGTAATGGTGGTGTGTCTCATGCGCGCACCTCCGCAACCGGAAGACGGCCAGCAAACGAGAGGACGTAATCGCGAACGAGGGAAAGACGTGCGGCGTGTTCATCACCGGCAACGGTGCGAAGCATACAGATACGGGGTTTACGGTCTGCGCGACGGACGGCGGCAAACACAAAGACAAACTGCGGGTGTGACGGGGTGAGGGTCGTAGCCATAGGAGCAACCTCCTTGAAGTAGCGGTTATCGCCACCACCGGAGTTCTCACGCTCGGGTGGTAGCCCAGACGGGGGTGAGAAACCGGCCTTCAAGGGAACCGGCCAGCCCGAGGGCTGCCCCGCCTGAGCCACCATTACGCAGATACAGCAACGGCTAAAGAACCGATGCGTAAACAACAGGTGCACATAGGCATAGACACAAAAAAAGACGCATGGCGCGTCCGGTGTCGCCTTGAAGTAACTCGGGTTCTCACGCCCGGCTGCCGATTTTGCGACAGCGGGGAAACTATACCTGGAAACGGCGAAAAGAAGCAAGCCAGAAAAAGGGACGGTTTGCTGAACGGTCATCATCATGCGTCATAGCCCCGGTTGCGTTCGGCAATACGATCTGCCATCCATGCGGTGATTTCAGACTGCGCCCACGCCACGTTTTTACCGCCCAGGCTGATTTGTTTCGGGAAAGCCTCGCGGCTGATGAGGTCGTAAATCGTGGAGCGGGACAGGCCGCACAGATGCATCACTTCGGGCAGACGGATAAAGCGCTCATGAACGGTATCAGAGACCGGCATCAGCGGCGCGGCAGGGGCAGAAGACGGGGAAGAAAAAGTGGTGTGCATCGGGCTACCTCACAAAGTCCATACAGTGCCGGTCGTGTCCGTCCGGCTTCGGGTAGCTCTCTATTTTGTGAATATTTTCCCTCAGGGCAACAAGTCTTTTTATAGCTCCTCGCCACACAACAGAGCGATTTTTGAACAATGGCAAACGCTGGCAAACAGATGCAAATCAATGCATTACATTGCAGTAACTTTAAGTACTTTCACTTATATATTTCCTCATAATTAATCGGAAAAAAGACTAAATCCGGCAACCTAGGTAAAAAGCAAAAGGTGAACAGTAGTGAACAGTCGGTGAACAGTTACACTCTCAACTGTTCACCCTTTATCTTTCTGTATTACTTATCTTTTTCTTTTCAGTGAACAGTAGTGAATAGTTATTAGTAAAAAAACAAACAGTGAGTAAGGTTTTGCTGAGACCTTTCTCTGGCCAGCCGGGTTTGAAGGTCTGTTTGTGCCATTTTTGCCACAACGGCAATGAATCGTATTGTTGTGTCTGGCGCGGCAGAATCTCCTCAGATTGAAACGAAGAGGAGACCCGATATGACTCAGACCGCTGTTATTCCCGACTACCTTAAACCCCCAATGGAACGGCTTGAGACGGCCAGAGAAGCACATCTGACCAATGCCCGACGCATGGACGAAACCGCGACGGCCATCAGCCAGGTGAAAGCACAAAAAAACGAACTGGAGCAGGAAAACGGAAATGATTCCGGCGCATGGCGAAACGCCTTTCGTGCCAATGGCGCGGTTATTACCGACGAGCTGAAACAACGCCATCTTGCGCGCGTGGCACGGCGGGAGCTGGCGCAGGAATGTGACAATATGAATGAGGTGCTGTCTTTCGAGCTGGACAGCCTTAAAGGAGCGTGTGACCAGACGGCCAGAGCGTATCGTCAGGCACATCACAGCGTCCTTAATCAGGCCGCTGGTCGCTATATCGTCTCGCATGAAGAAGTACAGCGCATCAGCATCCGTAACCGGCTGCATGATTTTATGCAGCAGAACGGCGCAGAGCTGGCCGCTGCACTGGCACCTGAGCTGATGGGGATTAAGAACCAGCCTGCGATGATAAAAAACCGTGCGCTTGACCGTTCGGTGGCATATCTCCGTGAAGCTCTATCAGTCTGGCTGGCAGCAGGAAATGAAATTAATTATTCTGCACAGGATAACGACATTTTAACGGCCATCGGATACAGGCCTGACGCGCCTTCGCGGGAGGATAATCGTGAAAAATTCACCCCTGCACAGAACATGATTTACGCCCGTCGACGCACCGAACTGGCCGCGCAGTAGCCTGTCAAAAAATCCCTGTAAATCACGTCATTTTTCCCAAATTAAGCCATGCATCCTTAAGGTGCATGGTTTTGCATGTGTTTTCGCGCGCCTGCACTCCCTGCCAGCGCCAGTCGCGGCGCGGCCTGAGGCCACCTTTGCACCTGCATTAAAAGCGGCCCCTTAAGCGGGCAGGCGTGGCGGGGAGAGCATTGCGCGCTAAGTTAAAGATACTTTTAATTTTACAACTACGTTGTGATATCTTTTTAACTCGCTAATTCAATAGTGATAAAACAATTGTTTATAGCTAATAATAATCAATTCCAGACTAACAATCGTCAAAAACTATGTTTTGTGAATGGCTATCTAAAAATACTGGCTTAATTATTTGACGTGATCTAAAGTACTGATGAAATTATTATACTGATTTAATTTTTTAACTGCTAAAAACATTAACAAAAAATAAGGGATTCACATGGCAGAGAAATCATTTAATGTAGAAGTACAGATGGATTATTTAGATAAGGTTTCTAAATCTTCTGCATTACAAGCAATCGCTGAGTTGGTATGGAATGCCTTAGATGCTGATGCTGAAAATGTATATGTTGATTTGACAGAGTCTGAGTTAGGACTCTCGCATATATTTATCAGGGATGATGGTAATGGTATTCCCTATGAGAATGCAGAAAAATTATTTAGTTCACTGGGCGGATCATGGAAAAAAGACAAGGTTTTATCAGAAAGAAAATCTCGTTTTTTACACGGAAAAGAAGGGCAGGGACGTTTTAAGGCATTCTCAATAGGTCGATATATTGAGTGGGATACTACTTATTTACTTGATGATGTATATTATGAATATAAAATAAAAGGAATAGCTGATAATAAGAAAAAGATTTCAGTTTCTGATAAGGTAGTATCAAATGAAGTTAAATCAGGAACAGTTGTTTCTATATTGGAATTGGTGAAAAACTTCACCTCTTTGACACCTCAAAAACTATCTGAGTTTCTTTCCACTACACTTGCTTTATATCTTAGTAAATACCCATCCGTAAAAGTATTTGTAAATCGAGAACAAATCGATCCAACAGCACAGATTTTATTTGATACAAGCTATAAATTAGATGATGTAGTTTATTGTGATGAATTACATTCATATGAGTTACAAGTTATTGAATGGAAGTCAGCTAAAGAAAATGAGATTTTTTTATGCGACAAAGAAGGTTTTCCCTTAATAAGTTATGAGAAGAAAATTAGAGGGACTGGTACATATTCTTATTCTGTTTATTTGAAGTCTACACATTTGACCAAACTTTCCCATGAGGGTACTTTGTCGCTCATGGATTTAGAGCCTTCTTTAAGCCCTGTATTAAATAAAGTCGAAGGTTTGATAAAGGAACACTTCCGGAAAAGAGATCATGAAAAGTCAAGGGAGTTAATTGATAAATGGAAAAATGAAGGTGTTTATCCGTATGTTGGTAAGGCCGAAAATATTGTTGAGGATGCTGAAAGAAAAGTATTCGATATTATGGCCATCAATGTTATAAAATACATACCACAATTTGATAATGGCGACCTTAAACTTAAGAAATTTCAGTTTAAATTACTCAAGCATATTGTTGGGAGTTGCCCTGATGACTTGAGAACTATATTAGAGGAGGTTCTCTCGCTTCCTAAGGAAAAACAAGCTGAATTGGCTGAGATATTAAGGGATGCCTCATTGTCAGCTGTTATTAGTGTTTCCAAAATAATTACTGATAGATTGAAGTTCATATCTGGGCTTGAGAATGTATTATTTCATCCGAATACAAGAAAAGTATTCAAAGAGAGAAGTCAGCTTCATAAAATAATGGCGGATAATACATGGTTTTTTGGTGAGTCTTTTACATTGAGTGTCAATGATAAGTCACTAACTGAAGTATTAAAAGTACATTTGGAAAAGCAAGGGATTGATATTCCAGTTGATGAGAAAGTAACAAGGATAGATGGTAGTGTAGGTATTGTTGATTTAATGCTTACTAGAAGTATAGGCAAAAATTACCCAGATGAGCGTGAGCATATTATTATCGAATTAAAGGCACCTAAAGTAAATATAGGTCAATCAGAAATAGAACAGGTTAAATCCTATGCGTATGCAGTTGCTGAAGACGCAAGATTTAATGGTTTAAAAACAAAGTGGAACTTCTGGGTTATATCGAATGAGCTCACAACTTATGCTCTCAGAGAATTAAAACAAAAAAACCTTCCTGAAGGTGCAATATATCAAGCTGAAGAAATGACTATTTGGATAAAAACTTGGTCCCAACTTATTCAAGAGAACAAACATAGATTGGGTTTTCTACAGAATCAGCTTAATATTTCGTATGACCGTGAAGATGGACTACAGTTCTTAAAGCAAAAGTATGCTGAGTACACTGAGGGCGTTGTATTTGAAAATGAATCACAGGATGAGTATATAGATTAACATAATTGAAAGGCTCGCCAGTTTATTCTGGCGAGTTTCTTAAAGACTGGATACTTTATTACCCCACCAATTCATTAATTCTATTCTTTGCGGAAGATATATAGAGCGATTATAAGCTCTTCGTACTTCATCTTTATCACTATGAGCTAGTGCTGCCTCAATAACATCAGCATTGAATCCTGCTTCATTCATGGCAGTACTGGCTATAGAACGTAAACCATGTGCAACAAGCTTTCCACCATAACCAATTCTCTTCAGCGCAGCATTAGCAGTCTGGCTATTCATTGGCAGCTTAGGGTCATTTCTGCTAGGAAAAACATGTTCTCGATGGGCACTGATTGGCTTCATCACTTCTAAAATTTCTAATGCTTGAGGAGACAAAGGTACGATGTGCTCTCGTTTAGCCTTCATCCGTTCGGCTGGAATCGTCCAAAGCTTCGCATCAAGATCGATCTCTTCCCACCGAGCTCCGGAAGCCTCAGAAGGACGCACAAGGGTCAGGAGCTGCCACTCAATTAGACAGCGAGTCGAAACAGATAGATTCGACATGACTAGAGAACGCATCAGCTTTGGCAATTCCTCTGGCCGCAGCGTCGGCATATTTTGCTTTTTGGGCTTCTCAAAGGCCATCCCAACTCCTGAGGCTGGGTTCGCATCAATCAGACCCGTGTTTACGGCATAAATCATTATCTCGTTAATGCGTTGCACCAGTCGACGTACAGTCTCAAGCGCCCCACGAGCTTTGATGGGCTCAAGAGCTTCAACCAGTGTCCGGGCTTTGATTTGCTGAACAGGGATCTCACCGATGGCAGGGAATACATCTTTCTCCAGTGAGCGCCAAATGTCTTTTGCGTAATCAGGGGTAACGCTTTTGCTTTTGAGCTGGAACCAGTTAGCGGCGACCGTTGAAAAAATACTGTCCAGTGCGATTTGCTGCTGTTCCTCTGCAACTTCAGCTTGAATCTGTGGGTCGATTCCATTGGCTAATAAGGCAAGGTAATCAGCTCTTAACCCTCGGGCATCAGCAAGCGATAGGGCGGGGAAGGCTCCGAGTCCCATCATTGTCCGCTGTTTTGTTGCCGGACGTTGATAACGGAAACGCCAGAGCTTTTTGCCGCTGGTTTTCACTATCAGGAAAAGCCCATCGCCATCATGTAGCGTTAGATCCTTCTCTAGCGCTTTAGCGCGCAGAACTTCGGTGTTGGTCAGGGGGCGTGTTGTCCGTGCCACTGTGGCCGCTCCTTCATGAATTGGTATACGCTTTTAGGTATACATCCTACCGTATACCTAAACGTATACCAATAATCACCGGATTTAGCCGGATGCTCTCGGACAACTACAGACACAAAAAAGCCCACAGGGCTTGTGCCGTGCGGGCTTTCAGGATTTCACCGGACGTATCCGGATCATAATGTGGTGGAGCTGGCGGGAGTTGAACCCGCGTCCGAAATTCCTACATCCTCGGTACTACATGCTTAGTCTGTCTTTACATTCACCTGCCAGCTGCGAACAGACACGCCACTGACAAACTAGCCTGATTAGTTTTAACGCTTCAACCCCAGGCAGGGCATCCACGCGATCTCTTTTGGGTTTGACCTCTCTTGATCCCCGTCCTAAGAGCGGAGGCTAGGGAGAGAGGGCTCTTAGCAGGTTATTAAGCTGCTAAAGCGTAGTTTTCGTCGTTTGCGACTATTTTTTTGCGGCTTTTTACGAGGCAAACCGCCCCTCGGCATGCACCTTGGGTTTCGCAAATCCCGTCGAATCCAGAATCAGCCCCAATGTGTTGAACACAGTATAACAGATTTTTGACACGGCACACCAGTCCATATGGCTGCAACTTACGTCCGGCGCGCGTTTGCTCAAAGTGTGAACAGCGCGTGGACTGTGATGTGTAAGCGTCACTTCATTTGTCTGAAGCACGCCTGAATATAAACGACTAAAAATAAAATTAAATGGCAAATAAGATAATACAGGATATATCCTGCTATATATTTACACTCAACTTACATTATATGAATTTAAAGTAATCACGGATGATTTCATTTAAGTGCTGCTTAACCTTTATTTCAGTATGTCAGGATATATCCTCTTTAAGAAAAAAAATATGTATAAATTTGTGATATTCGAATTTGCCAATTTAGGAAAAGTCATTATATATTTTAAACAGATGATTTTCGTGGTTCTGCAATGGATGAAACATCAAAACCACTGAAAATCAAAGAGTTACCTCATAAATCGCTCCCAAATCTTAACCGAGCTCAATTCTGCCAGATAACTTTGGCTGCCATTGGCTTATCCAAAATAAATTCGACAGGTGCGTAATAACAGGCACTTGCTGCACGAGGAATATAATATGGCGCCGAAAAATGGCCTTCCAGGAACCGTGGATATTATAAATCAGAAAACCGGCGATGTTGTGATGGAATATCCGCAAAATGCGGATCGCGTCGTTAATCTCTCGCAGACAAGTGTGGTGCGCGTAAATGCTTCTCCCGCCTCGGTAAATTTTTACGAGCGTGAAGGAAATGACCTGATCGTCCATATGAAAGATGGCTCGACGGTACGCTATCAGAAGTTCTTTTTCCTGGATGAAAATGGCCTGCACAGCCAACTGGTGTTTGAGGACAATCTCGGCGCGCATCAGGCCGTATTCCCGTTCGCGTCAGAGGCCGGGCCGCTGACTGCCGAGGCGATAGTGCCGGCAATGGCCGACGTTGCGGTCGGTTCCTTGATCGGCGCAGGTGGTATTTCAGCGCTGGCCGTGCTGGGCGGACTGGCGGCAGTGGGGGGGATTGTGGGCGTCGCCGCGGCATCCGGTGGAGGTGGCGGCGGTGGGAGTGATAATGACAATAACAATGGCGGTACCACGCCGCCGGACGGAGGCACTACGCCACCAGGTGATGGCGGTAGTCCTACGCCACCGGATGATGGCGGCACAACCCCGCCTGATGGCGGTGGCACAACCCCGCCTGATGACGGTGGCACAACTCCGCCTGATGACGGTGGCACAACTCCGCCTGATGGTGGCGGTACCACGCCGCCAGTCGAATCAACTCTGACGGTAGATCCGCTAACGGAAGATAACCTGCTCAATCTGGAAACCGTATCGCTCAGTCAGGTTTTGAGTGGCTCTACCCAGGCCGAAAACGCCGGTTGCCTGATTACCGTTATGTGGGGCGACAGCGTCTGGACTACCACGGTCAATGATGATGGCTCCTGGGCCTTACTCTTCCCGCCGGAAGTGCTGCAAAGCTTTTCACAGGGCGAGAGCTTACTGCGAGTGCGTCTGGTGGATAACAGCGGGACCGCTCTTGAAGCCGCCCTGCCGGTCATGGTTGATACTATCCCGCCCGCGCTGGAACCGGTCGAGTTTGTGCCCAACCGTATTTTCGACAGCTCACAGCTTAACGGCGATAAGATCCTGCGCGGCTACTCTGAGGCGGCTGATGAAGGCAGCACCGTCTTAATCACCCTTAACGGTAAAACCTACAGTGCGGTTGTCGACAGCAGCGGCAACTGGCAAACCTCGATCCCACTCGCGGATCTGCAGGCGCTTGCCGATGGTGATAGCTACAGCATCACCTACGAAATCACCGATCTGGCGGGTAACGTTACCACCAGCAGCAGCGATTTTACGGTCAACCTGACCGCACCGATCATTACCGTTAATCCACTGACCGGCGATGATGTCCTTAATAATGCGGAGATCCAGCTGGATCAAGTCCTCTCCGGCACCACGGAAAACATCGCTGCCGGTCAGACGGTCACTATTACGCTCGGCGGGCAGACCTGGTATGCGGTGGTGCAGGGGGATGGTAGCTGGAGCGTGACGCTGCCGTCGGGCGATCTGCTGGCGCTGGGTAACGGCCCTGGTACCATCACCGTCAGCGTAGTGGATAAAAATAACCAGACTATTACCAGCAACCGTCCGATTACGGTGGATACCGCGCAGAGCGGTATCGCCATCGCGATTGTCTCAACCGATGACTACCTCAACGCTGCCGAAGCGACGCAGCCGCTGGAAGTGCGCGGTGTGACCACCGTGGTTGGCCCGTCGGTATCCGTGCTGGTGGAATTTAATGGTAAAACCTACGCCGCCGTGGTGGATAACGCGGGCTACTGGAGCGCGGTGATCCCGGTCGCCGATCTGGCCGAACTGAAAGACGGTCCGCGTCAAATCACCGCGACCGTTACGCTCGGCACTCAGAGCGCGTCCGACGCACATATTCTGAACGTGGCGATAAACCATGTGCCGCAGCCGACGCTCTCCACGCCTTTTGTCGACGGGATCCTGAGCGCCGCCGAGCGCGACGTCCCACAGGGGATCAGCGGTAACACCGGCATCAGCGGTGCCGGACAAAAAGTCTCGGTGCTGCTGGGGGGTAAAACCTACACCGCTACCGTCGACAGCGATGGTAACTGGGCGATCACCGTACCGCCTGCCGATTTACAGACCCTGCCGCAGGGTTCGGTGTCGATGGTCGTTAACGCCTCGGATGCCGCCGGTAATAACGCAACGCTGCCGGCCAGCGCCATTGTGGATACGCTGGCACCGGATCTGGCGGTGCTGCCGATCTCCGGTGACGGGCGGCTGGGCCTTGAGGATATGAACATCGCACAGGCGCTGAGCGGTATCTCGTCGATGACTGAGGCCGGTCAGCCGATCACCGTGGTGCTGAATAACAAAACCTACACCACAACGGTAGGCAGCGACGGTAACTGGAGCATTACGCTGCCGTCAGCCGATCTCCAGCAACTGGTGAACGGCGCGAATGTGGCGACGGTTACGCTCACTGACGCCGCCGGTAACGCGCGCGTGGTTGAGCAGACCATTAACGTCAAAACCACGCAGCCGACCGCCACCGTCACCTCTTTCGCCGGAAATAACGGGCTGGATGCGGCGGAAATCAAAACCGATCAGCTGTTACGCGGTACCACTTCCGATGCCGAACCGGGCAGTCGTGTGACTGTTACCCTTGGCGGCAATACTTATCATTCAGTAGTCGCCAGCGACGGCAGCTGGACGGTATTGATCCCGTCCGGCACCCTTTATCAACTGACGCCGGGGGTGAATACGGCGCAGGTGAGCATCACCGATATTTACGGGCAGACGGCGAACAGTACCTATCCGGTAACGGTCGAGAGCACCCCGACGGCGGTGGCGATCAGCATCATTTCCGGCAATGACTATATCGGCGTACAGGAAGCGGCGGGCGTGGTCACCATCAGCGGTACCAGCGCCGGGCTGCCGCTGAATACCGAAGTGCAGGTGCTGGTAAACGACACCATCTATAAAGGTTTTGTCGATGCGAACGGCAACTGGAGTATTTCGCTGGCACCTGGCGCGCTGTCCGGTTCTGTGGATGGCCCGCTGACGGTGACGGCCACGGCGGTAGTCAACGGCGTGACGGTAAGCGACATCCATACCGTTAACCTGATCCTCAATGCGCTGCCGCAGGCGAGCAACGATCCGCTGTTTGGCGACGGCGTACTGAACGGCAGCGAAATTCAGCAAAACCAGACGCTTTCTGGTGAAAGCGGTGTCTCCGGGCCGGGGCAGACGGTGAGCGTCAATCTTGGCGGTAATACCTATACCGGCACGGTCAACGAAAGCGGGCAGTGGAGCGTGACTATCCCGTCCGGCGCGCTCAATGGCTTAACCAACGCGAATTCGCCGCTGCCGGTCACGGTGACGGTCACCGATATTGCGGGCAATACCAACACCAGCGCGCCGATCAACGTCAATATCGACGTCGAGCCGCCGGTGCTGAGCTTCGATCCGTTTGCTGCTAACGACATTCTGAACCTGGCGGAAGCCGGGGCAACGCAGACGCTTTCCGGCGTCGCCAGCGGCGCAGGGGCAGGGCAGCCGGTAACGATAGTGCTCAACGGGCAGACCTATAACGCCACCACCGGCGCGAACGGCGTCTGGTCGGTGGATATTCCCTCGTCAGCATTGCAGGCGCTGCCGGACGGTCAGGCGACCTTTACCGTGACGGTGACGGATGCGGCGCAAAACAGCACCACCGCCAGCCATAACATCAGCGTACGCATCGATCCGCAAAAACAGCCGCTGCTGACTATCGATCCGGTAGCAGGTGATAACGTCATTGACGCCGCCGAACGCGGCGAAACCATTACCCTGACCGGTAAAGTCTTTAACGTCGAAGCGGGCCAGACGGTCACTGTTACCCAGGGCGCGTCCAGCTGGACCGGCACGGTCGGCACCGACGGCAAATGGCAGGTGACCATTCCGCAGGGCGACCTGGCAGGGCTGCTGGACGGCAACTACGCGCTGGACGTACAGGTCAGCGATGCGGCAGGTAACAGCACCAGCGCCAGCCGTCCGTTTACCGTGGATTCCACCGTCAGCGCTATTTCCGTTTCGCCACTGACCGGCGATGACCGGGTAAGCGTCAGCGATATCAGCAATGGCCTGCTTATCAGCGGCAGTTCGGTGGGGCTGGCGGAGGGAACGCCGATCACCGTTACCCTGAACGGTAAACTTTATGAAACCGCCGTTGGCACTGGCGGGGCGTGGAGCCTCACCGTTCCGGCAGAAGACGCCCGCGATATCAGCGATGGCAACGTCACGCTGGCGGTATCAGCGCAGGAGAGCGACGGTACCATCGTCAACAGCAGCCATGCGTTCACTATTATCACCCATGCCCTGCCTGCGGTATCCATGAATCTGCCCTTTACCGATGGCATCATGAACGGCAATGAAGCCTCGGCGGGCGGTACCCTGAGCGGCTCGACCGGCGTCAGCGGTGCCGGTCAGCAAGTCCAGGTGCAGATCGGCTCCGGTGCGCAAACGCAGACGCTGACCGCCACCGTCGATGCTAACGGCAACTGGTCGGTGAACGTGCCGTCAACGGTGCTGAACACCTTAGCGGACGGCACCGTGCCGGTGGTGATTACCACCACCGATGTAGTGGGTAACCCGGCGGTGCTGGAAAGCAGCATTGTGGTAGATAAAACCCCGCCGGTGCTTACCGTGGGGGCGGTGGCAGGGGACGGTATTGTTAATGCCGCCGAAGCGGCAGGCCCGATGGTGATCACCGGCAGCGCCACCCCTTACGATCCGGCGCAGCCGCAAACCGTGGTGGTGCAGATCAACGGCCAAACCTATAACGCGCTGATCCAGGCTAACGGCGACTGGAGCGTCACGCTGCCTGCCGGGGCGCTGAACGGTATCCCGGATGGTCCGGTCAGCATGACGGTGGTGGCCACCGACAGCGCGGGCAACACCTCAACCCAGAAACCGACCTTTATCCTCGACGCCTCGCCGGTGAATGCGCCGCAGGTGACGATGAACAGCATTTCAACGGATAACTACGTCAACGCCAGCGAAACCGGCGCGCCGCTGGTGGTTTCCGGCTCAACGGTGAACGTCGAAGCCGGGCAGATCGTGACCGTTACGCTGAACGGTATCGGCTATCCGACTACCGTGCAGCCCGATGGCAGCTGGAGCGTATCGATCCCGGCGAACGACCTGGCAGCCGTGCAGGACGGCGTGCAGCCGATCCTTGTCACCGTCAGCGATGCGGCAGGCAACGTCGATGACGCCACGCAGAATGTCACCTTTATTGCGCAACCGGCCAGCCAACCGACGCTCACCATCGACAGCGTGGCGGACGATAACGTGATCAACGATGCGGAAAGCGGCAATGCCGTCCCGGTCACCGGCTCGTCGATCGGGCTGGCGCAGGGCGCCGTGGTCACTATCACTCTCACACCGGGCGGCGGCACCTATACCGGTACCGTGGGCGCTGACGGCACGTGGTCAGTACTGGTGCCTGCAAATGTGGTCAGCGGGCTGACGGATCAAACCTATACCGTGACCGCAACCGCCAGCGATGTCGCCAATAACCCGGCGAGCAACACCCAGCAGGTGCGCGTCGATACCGTCGGGCCGGCCATCAACCTGAACAGCAGTTTCCTGTCCGATGGGCTGATCAATATCAGCGAATCCGCCACCGCGCAGACCCTGAGCGGCACCACCACGCCAGGCTCCATCGTATCCCTTGCGATCAACGGCACCTTTATTGAAACCCGCGCCGATCAGCTGGGGGGCTGGAGCATTGCCATTCCGGCTGAGGAGTTGCAGGCGCTGCCGCAGGGCGAGTCCTCGCTGACCCTGACCGCCAGGGACCCGGACGGTAACCTCGCCAGCCAGCCGTTGCCGATTAACGTGGGCAACACGACGCTGCCGACCATCACGCTCAATAATTCGCTGGTGCTGAGTGATGGCATGGTGAATACGATTGAAGCCGCCGGACAGAGCGAGATCACCGGGACGTCTACCGGTCTGCCGGTAGGCGCGACCATCGCGCTGTTTATCGGTACGGTACAGATCGGCACCGCCACCGTGCTCAGCGGCGGAGGCTGGACGGCGACCCTGCCGGCTGGCACCTTTGAGCAGTTTGCGGATGGCCCGTACACCATTACCGCCAGCGCTACCGACGCCTTCGGAAATCCGGCGAACGGCAATCTGGGGATCGAAGTGGTGATCGACACTCCGACTGCCACGCTGCCGTCCACGCCATTTACTGATGGCACCATTAACCAACTGGAAGCCAGTACCGGGCAGATCCTCACCGGCACCACCGGCCTTAGCGGTGGCGGTCAGACTGTCAGTATCACCCTTGACGGCGGCGATCTGACCAGCCCGATCACGGTTGACGGTGCCGTGGATAACAACGGTAACTGGACGGTGCAGCTGCCGTCTGACGTATTGCAAAGCCTGAACAACGGCGAGTACACCCTGGCGGTAACGGTCACGGATAAAGCAGGCAATACCGCCACCAGTCCGACGGTGGACTTCGACGTGCGCACCGACGCGCTGCCGACCCCGGCGCTGAATACCGCGTTCGGCGATGGCGTGTTGATTAGCAGTGAAGTGGCAGACAGCGCGCTGACCGGGACTACTGGCCTCGATAAAGCCAGTATTCAGACTATCCAGGTGAGCATTAATAACGGCCCGCTGATCACCATTGCCAGTGGCAATATTGACGCCAACGGTCAGTGGACCTTACCGGTCAGCGCCGGAACGCTCGGCGCGCTGCCGGACGGCACGATCCCGGTGAAAATTATCGTTACCGATACGGCGGGGAACGTGGTGTCTGGCGAGGGAAATTTCCAGGCCGTCATTAATAATGTGCCGGACTTTACGTTAGGAACGCTGTTTACCGATGGTGTGCTGAATAACCCGGAAGCGACTGCAGGTCAGGTGCTGCGCGGAAGTTCCGGTGCCATTGGTGCCGGACAGACGGTCACCGTCACCCTGAACGGCGTGCCATACAATACCGGCGCGACGGTGGATGCCAACGGCCAGTGGAGCGTGACGCTACCGCCGTCGGCGTTAACCGGCTTAACCAGCGGCCAGACGCAGACCGTGGTCGTCACCGTCACCGATGCCTACGGCAACAGCGACTCTGCCACGCAGACCTTTGTGCCGCAGCTGGCGCTGCCGACGCCGAGCGTGACGGATTTGTTTGGCGGCGACAACACCCTGAATATCAGCGAGGCGGCAGGGCCGCTGACCCTGACCGGTAGTACCGGCCTCGGCGGTGGCGGTCAGTTTGTCACCGTCACCATTGATGTTGACGGCGTGACCTATATCGCGGATGTCGATACTAACGGTCAGTGGTCCGTCTCCCTGCCTGCCGGGACGCTACAGGGGCTGGATCCGAACGATCCTCACGCCATTATTGTGCGCGCAGAAGATCAGTACGGTAACGTGCAGACTGCCGATGTGCCTTTCGATGTGGCCTTTACCGCACCGACCGTCACGATCGAGACGCCGGTGTTTGGCGATGGTTATCTGAATATCAGCGAATCCGGCACGCCGACGACGCTCTCCGGCACCTTTGACTCGCGCGATCCGGCGGCCACGACGGTGCAGGTGACTATCGGCGGCAAAGTCTTTACCGCCACCGTTGATCCACAAAATAACACCTGGACGCTGGCGCTGGACAGCAACAGCTGGACCGGCGTCGCGCGCGGTGAGCAGAGCGTGGCGGTCACCGTGACCGACAATGCGCTTAACACCGGCAGCACCAGCACGCCGGTGGTGATAGCCCTTAACCAGCCGACCATTTCGGTGAACGCGCCGTTTGGCAACAGCGATCTCGACTGGACGGAAAGCCAGCAGCTGCAAACCCTTACCGGTACCACCAGCAACGTGGAGGTGGGACGTACCATTACGGTCACCCTCGCAGGCCAGACCTTTACCACCACGGTACAGCCGGGCAATACCTGGGCGCTGCAATTAACGCCATTGCAAATGGCAACGCTGGCTAACGGCAGCACCACGCTGGTGGCGACGGTGAGCGATACTGCCGGTAATCCGGCCAGCAGCGGGCCGGTAAATGTCACCATCGATACCGTACCGCCAGCCTTCAGCGTGACGGTTAACCCGGTGGCAGGCGATAACATCATTAACGCCAGTGAGTTCAACGCCGCGCCGACGATTGCGGTCAGTGGCCAGAGCAACGGTTATCCGGCGGGCACCGTGCTGAACATCACGGTGAACGGCGCGCCTGTCGGTACCGCGACGGTGGACGGCAACGGCGCCTGGACAACCACGCTGCCGACCAGCGCCTTCCCGGATCAGGGGAGTTACACTCTCGAAGCCACCAGCCAGACCGCGCCGAATACCGCCTCGTCGGTAGTGGTGCAGGTAGATACTGTCCCGCCGACGGTGACCCTTAATCCGGTCTCCGGTGATGACGTGATTAACGCCGCGGAAAGCGGTTCGTCGCTGACCCTGAGCGGCACCGCCAGCCTGTCCGAAGCCGGACGCTCGGTGTCAGTCACCATGAACAACAAAACCTACTATGCGGTGGTCAATGCCGACGGCAGCTGGTCTGCGGTCGTACCGCAGGCGGATGTCGCCGCGCTGCCGCCGGGCAGTAATCCGGTGGTCGCCCAACTGAGCGATGCGGCGGGGAACGAGGCGCTGGACGGCAGGAGCATCAGTGTCGATAGTGATGGCCCGCTGCTGGAGGTCAACGCCCTCAGCCTGCCGCCGGTACTTAATACGGTGGCGGCGGGTACTGGCCTGCTGGTGGAAGGGCGCGGCGAACCGGGTAACACCGTCACGGTCACCCTCGGGCCGCTCAGCTGGAGCAGTACGGTTGATAGCAACGGTAACTGGAGCTACACCTTCCCGGAACTGGATCTGCGTACGCTTAGCGACGGCGCACAGGTGATCAACATCACCTCTACCGATGCGGCGGGGAATACCTCCAGTAACAATGTCGGGCTGAACGTCGCCCTGAACCAGGGACTGGGTGTACTGGTGAACGATGTGTTCGGCACCGATGGCGTGCTGAACGTCGCGGAATCGCTGGTCACGCAACTGGTGACCGGGCAGGTCAGCGGCGACTATCGCGGCGCAACGGTGAAAGTGACCATTGCCGGGGTGAACACTGCTATTCCGACGACGGTGGTCGGCGCTGATGGCAAATTCAGCATCGAGTTACCGCCAGACCTGTGGGTCGGGCTGACGCAGCAAACCCTGCAATTACAGGTGGACGTGACCGACATTTACGGCAACTCCACTAACCAACTGATCAATGTCGGCACGGCGCTGACCGATCTGCCGGTGATCAATAACATTACGGTGGCGGCAGATAACGTTATCAACCTTGTCGACAGCACCGCCAGCCAGGTGGTATCGCTGGGGCTGGGCAACGCAGCGAACGTCGCGGGCGTGGTGGTCACCATCGCCGGACGGACCATTCAGGGGACTCAGGATGCGCTGGGCAACTGGATCGCCACCCTGCCGCCGTCGTTGCTCGGCGCGCTGCCGGATGGCACCGTCGGCCTTGCGGTCAGCGTGACGGATAAATTCGGTAACGTCGTCAACGACAGCGCTAACATCACCGTCGCCGTGAAAACCCAGCCTGCTATTGTGCTCGACCCTCTGTTTGGCGATGGCGTGCTGAGTATTCCGGAGCTGCTGAACGGCGTGATCAGCGGCACCGCGACCGGGCTGAATGGCCGAACTCTGAACATTAAGGTCGGTGACACCACCGCTTTCACCACCAATGTGGATGGCAACGGGAAATGGTCGATTGCGCTGCCGGACGCGGTGAAATCCGTGCTTCAGGGGCTGGGCACCGGCAACGTGGCGGTGAGCGTCGAGGCGACCGATCAGTACGGTAATAATGCCGCGGTGGGCACAAACGTCGCACTTAATCTGCTGCCGCCAGTGCTGAACGCCGTCACGCTGTTTGGCGACGGGCTGCTGAACGCCGCCGATGCGCTGCTGACGCAGACCATTACCGGCAGCGTCGGGCAGGCTCCGGCAGGCTCCACCGTGAGCGTGCAGCTGGGCAGTAAAGTTTTTGCCGGCGTGGTGGCGGGTAACGGCACCTTCAGCATTAACGTCAGCCCGACGGATCTCGCCACCCTGGCAGACGGTACGCTGACGCCAGTCGTCACCATTCAGACGCCGGACGGCAACACCACCACCAGCAACGGTCCGGCGATCAAAGTCGGGCTGACCAATCTGCCGACGGTGGGGGTTAACCTCGGGACGCTGTTTGGTGGCGATGGCTATCTGAGCCGTGCGGAAGCGGATGTGGCGCAGACGATCAGCGGCGTCACCAGCCTTGCCAGCGGTACCGTCACCGTGCGCGTCGGCAGCGCCACGCTGACCGGCACCATCAACAACGGCACCTGGTCGGTGAGCGTTCCGTCTGCGGTCCTGAAAGGATTAGCCGATGGTAATGTCACCGTCAGCGCCAGCGTGCGTGATGACGTAGGCAACCAGGGCACCGGCTCTCAGCTGGTGAACGCCATCGTTAATGCACTACCGACTGTCAGCCTGAATACGCCGTTTGGCGACGGCAACCTGAGCCTGTCGGATCTGCTGGGCGCGCAGGTGCTTAACGGCACCACCACTAATCTGGCAGCAGGCACTGCCCTGACCGTTACCCTCGGCGGCCTGACCTTTAACACCACCGTCGGCAGCGACGGCAGCTGGCGCTTACCGTTGCCGACCGCCACCCTGCAAGGGCTGACTGACGGTACGCTGTCGGTCGGGGTGACGGCGCGCGACGTGGCGGGTAACGTCGCCAGCGACAGCAAAAATCTGCTGGTGGCGATCCAGCAGGCGCCGACGCTGGTCATCAATTCGCTGTTTGGCGATGGTGGACTGAGCGCCGCCGATATTCTCAGCGCCCAGGTGATCACCGGTTCGTCTACCAACGCGGCAGGCTCGCTGGTGAATGTGACGCTGGGCGGCAAGGTCTATCAGGCGCTGGTCGGGGCCGACGGCAACTGGTCGGTCTCGGTGCCGAAAACCGATCTCAGCGCGCTGCTCGACGGTACGCTGACGGTGAACGCTTCGGTGACAAACCCGGCAGGCAACGTGGCGGGCACCAGTGGATTGCTGAACGTCATTACCCACAGTTTGCCGACCATTTCGCTTACCTCGCTGTTCGGTAACGACGGCTTCCTCAACGTCGCGGAGTCGAACGGTACGCAGACGATTTCCGGGCGCATCAACGGGGGGATCACCGACGGCTCCCGCGTGGTGGTGTCGCTGGGCGGCACCAGTTATAACGCCACGGTGAATGCCGACGGCAGCTGGTCGTTGCCGGTCAACAGCACCATCCTGAAAGGGCTGACCGGTGGGGCGCTGAAAGTAGGCGTCTCGGTTATCGACAAAGTGGGTAACACCAACAGCACCAGCGCGGATGTGACGGTAAAACTCACCACGCCGGAACTGTCGTGGAACCCGCTGGCTACCCTCAACCCGCTGAACCTGTTAACCAAAGGGCTGACGCTGAGCGGCGGATCGCGCAACCTGGCGCCGAACTCGGTGGTGCATCTGTCACTGCTGAACGGTACGGTCAGCACCACCGCCGTCACTGACGCCAGCGGTAACTGGTCAACGACGCTCAACCTTGGGCTGAACATCCTTAGTCTGCTGTCGCTGACCAGCGTGGTTAACCTGTATGCCACTGACGAAGCGGGTAACACCGGCTATCTGAACGTTGGCCTTGGCGGGAACATCATCTCCACCACGCCGCCTGCCACCCTGATGGCGATGGCGGTGGATGAATCCAGCTTTGTGCTGCATTCCGACAGCATCAACACCGTAGAGGAAAACAGCAGCGCACCGGCCAGCACGCTGACTGCGCGCACGGCTACCGCCGCCACCGGCGAAACGGAGAGCAACACCCAGACCCCGGAGGAGAGCGCCTACACCATTGGCGGTGTCAGCATCACGCTGGCGGATGGTACCGAAGCCAGCGGCGACAGCGTACAGGGCAGCGCAGGCAACGACACCATCCACCTCGCCACGCTGGGCTTTGTGGCTATCGACGGCGGCGCGGGAACCGATACGTTGCACCTGGACGGGGTGGATCTGGTGCTCAACCTGATCGATGCCGCTACCCGCGTGCATAACATCGAGATCATCGATCTGGGTAAATCGGGTACCAACAGCATCACGCTGGATGTGCATGAGGCGCTGACGGTCACCGATAAGCCGGAAGACGATTTGATCATCAAAGGTAGTTCGGGGGATCGTGTGAACCTGGTGCAGGGCAACAGCGATATCTGGTCGGTCAGCGGTCACCGGGAGGTGGATGGCATGCAGTTCGACATCTACCACAACAGTTCACAAAGCAACACCTTAGGCGATGTACTGGTGCAGCAAGGGCTGCACGTCAATATGGTCTGA